GGAATGGTGCCGAGGTTCTTGGCCAGCCCAGCTCGCAGGTCCGACAACTTCCCGGCCATCAGCCCACCATCGGCCGGGTGTACGGCGCCAACATGCGCTGCACGTCAGGGTCAACGGCCCGCAGCATGATCGCCCCGAGGTCGCCGAACCCGGCGACGCCGAGCAGGCTGTCGGCCCGCTTGTAGAGGCGTCCGGCCAGGATGGCGGTGGCGGAGCGCACCGGCTCAGGGACGGCTGGCCAGCCCCAGCGGGCCGTGACCTGCACCGTGGGCCGGATGTCGATGGGCCAGTAGGTGTCGTACGCCACGAGCCGGGTGATGGGCTTGCCCAGCGCCAAGGCGTTGACCGGGTCGGTGGAGTAGTCGGTGACGGTGCGCTCGAACGTGCCGTCAAGGTTGTCGTCAATGCGCACGACCAGCCCGGTGGCCGAGCCGATGTCGTCGGGTCGGACGATCAGCGACGAGTCGGGGCGGTAGATGCGGGCGGTGGCGGTGTCAGCCAGGTCGAAGGTGCGCCGGCAGATGTCGTCCACGGTGCGGCTGGCAGCGTCAATGTGGGCGCTAAGCAGCTCGTCGTCGACGTAGTCGGTGATGCGCAGCATCGCCTTGAGTTCACCGATTTCGACGTACTGCACGCTCACACCTGCCCTTGGCCCGGCGTGGCGTCACCAGTGGGGTCAATGCTAGCCCCCGCAAGCGACGTCACCCTGACCCCTTGCCCAGCGTCGTCAAACAGGGTTGGGGTCATCTTGTCGGCCTGTTGTTCAGCCCACGCCACCCGCCCCTCAATGATCGGCAAGTAGTCGTCGGTCATTTCGATGCCGATGGCGTCGAACCCTTCAAGGGTGGCGGCGACGAGGGTGGTGCCAGACCCGGCGAACGGGTCGAGGACGGTGCCGCCTGGCGCGGTGACGAGGCGCACGAGCCAGCGCATCAGGGCGACAGGCTTCACGGTGGGGTGAGTGTTGCGGCGAGGCCCGTAGTGGCCGGTCTTGCCTACGCCTTCCCTGCCCGCTCCGTAAGGGTTGGCCTGAACCTCCGGCAGCCCGTCGAGCCCTGCGTTGCGTTCCCGCTTAGACGGCTTGGCGACATACCGGAACGGGGGCACGTCAGCTGTGGGGTCCCATTCGGTGACGGTGAAGAACCGGGAAGCGCCACCGGTGTCCATCGTCTTGCGCTCATCCCTGCCGACAGGACCCCCTCCGCCCTCGTAATGCTCGCCCGACGCCACGTTTGCCTTCTGCGGGAACGCGCCTGCCGCCCTCACCCCGCTCTGCCCGTCCAGTTCCGCCACCGGGCAACCGTCAGCGCACTCGTCAGCGCAGTCGGCGGCGTGGGTTAGCACGAGGTTGGCGGGCCAGCGGCCAGGCGGGTCGTAGTTCTTGCGCTCCACCATTGAGTAGTCGCCATAGACGTTGTTGCCGCCCGGCTCAGTTCCGAAGTCGGCGTGCTGATTCTTGGCCTTGCTTTCCTGCTCGTCGGCCTCAGATACGAACCCCACCCGACACCGGTCGATGTTGAGCGCCCCCGTGCCATACGCCAGCACGTTCCCCGCCACCGTCCCCACCAGCGGCTTGCGGGCGACGACGATGGGTTCGTGGGCGGGCTTCAGCGCCGTGCCCCAGCCTGACCATTGGCGGGCGGCGTCGGTGGCCGGGGCGGTGATGACCGCCTTGTCGGACACAAAACCACCAATGCGTTTTGCATCGTCCGAACCCGTAGCGGCGCCAGTCGGACGGTTGGCCGTACCGTCAAAGTCATAGGCGTAACGCCCTTCAGTTCTACGACCCACGACCTCCCGCTCGGCCCCCGCCGCTTTGTCAATCGCCTTGGACACGTCCAGCGACTTTGGGAAGCCCGACCCGTAGCACCAATGCAAGCTGTCCCGGATCTCGAACCCGGCGTCCTCGATGGCCACGGTCATGCGGTGATAGGTACGAGTGGCACCGAACGCCAACAAATGCCCGCCCGGTTTCAAGACACGCAGACACTCGGCCCAGACCTCAGGTTGCCCGGCGATGCCATCAGCGGCGTCCCAGCCCTTGCCCATAAACCCGATGAGGTACGGCGGGTCCGTCACCACGCTATCCACGCTGGCGTCAGGCATTGACGCCAAAACGTCCAAACAGTCGCCGTGCCGCAACGTCACCGTCACGGTTCACCACCCAGCGACGTGACCCTGACCCCTTTGGTGTCGAGCGGCTTGGCGTACAGCGCCGACTGGTTGCCCCACGTCGACACCTCCTCGCCCCAGTGGTCGGCGATGTCGACGGCGGCCAGCAGCCACCCGTCCCGCACCAAGCGTTCGCACGTCGGGACGTCGTCGTGGCCCCGGGTTTCAGGCACCGGGCCGATGGTCGGCCAGTCCCGGCTGCGGAACGTCCAGCCCGACCCGGGCAGCGAGGGGCGCAGCAGGGCGGTGGTGTTGCCTGCGGTGTACCCACCCACCGGCGTCGACCACGGGTAGTCGGGTTCCAACAGGCCTGACAGCAGGATGACCTTGGGGTGCGCTGCGGTCCAGAAGTCGGTGAGCACCTCACGCCAGCCGGGCCGCCAAAACATGTCGTCGCTGGTGAGCACCACCACGTCGCCTCGAGCGGCGCACGCCGAGCCCAGCATGTTCATGCCCCGGCCGCAGGTCGTCACGCCGTCCGGGCTGTCGTAGAGGTGCCCGCCGATGGATTCCACCCATTTGGTAGTGGTGTCGGTGCTGCCGTTGTCCCACACGATCAGCTCGTCGGCCTCGGCGGCGAGGCTGCGGGCGCACGTCCTAGCCAGTTCGAGCCGGCCGTAGGTGACGGCGTTATAGGTGAGCATCCCGGCCACGACCTTCATGCCTGCCAGTCCTTCCACGAGTGGTTCCAGCGGTGGATGGCGTACGAGTTTGGGAACGCCTCAGCGGCCAGGTGCGGCTCCTCCCAGGAGTACGGGTAGAACGCCTCACGGTCCAGCACGGTCACGTCGCTGCGGCCACGCAGCACGTCGGTGGTGAGCCTTGGCCCGGTGTCTGACGGGTTGTCGGACCAGTAGCCGTCGAGCAGCCGGTCCATGCACGCCCGGATGCCTGGGTGGTTGCGGGTGGCGCCGAACATGGCGTCGGTGAGAATGGCGCCGTCCTCGGTGCCGATGAAACAGGCGTTGTCCAACAGGTCGTCGATGGGCAGCTGCGGCTCCATGTCCATGTCGACGTACACGCCGCCCATGCGCCACACGGCCTCAAGGCGCACCAGCCCGGCCAGTTGGGCGCCGGTGGCGCACCGCTCAAACAGCGGCCCCAGTTCCCACTCGTCAGGGTTCAGCGGGTCCCGCCAGGTGGCGTAGCCCCAGCCACGGTGCAGCGCTTTCCATTGCCGCCACCACTCGTCAAACAGTGGCGGCACCTTGAGCGGCACGACCCGGTGCAGGATGCGAGGGATCACAGCGCCGAGATGTCCACGGGTTGCACGTCGACGTCGGGCACCTCGATGCGCCGGGCCAACTCGTCAAGGATCGGGCGCCAGTGGCTGTCGTACACGGCCCGGTGGTCGTAGGCGAGGGCATGACGCCGGGCGTTATCTGGCCGCCCCTCGCCCTTGTACGCCTCACCCAGCGCCTCGGCGATGGTGTACGGGTTTGGGTAGTGCATCCACGCCAGTTGGGCCTCGTCCCAGAATGGGAACCCGTCGACTAGCCAGCCCGAGCCGACCAGTTCGGGTTGGGCGCTGAAGTCGCTGACGACGACCGGCACGCCGCACGCCTGCGCCTCGATCACCGGGATGCCGAACCCCTCAGAATAAGACGGCGCCAACAGGACGTCGAAGGCGTTGTAAAGTCCGGCCATGACGTCGTTGGGCAGCCCGACCCGGTAGGCGTACTGGTCGGTGAAGATGACCTTGTCGTCGGGGATGCCGCACGCTTCTGCCAGGCGCCCCAGCTCCAACCCGTCGGCCATGCCGTAGCGCTCGGTGTGCAGCACCAGCACCGAGTCGGGATGCTTCCGGTGAAACTGGGCGAACCCCAACAGGGCCTGCGGAAACGCTTTGCGTGGCGGGTACATGCCCTTGTTCGCTGCGACCATGCCGACCACGAACACGTCGTCGGGGATGTCGAGCATCTGGCGTGGGGTCACGCCGTTGCACTCGGTGATGCCGGGCCGGAAGATGTCGGTGTCGATGCCGTGCGGGGCGTACATCGGCTCAAGGCCCGACAGTTCCAACTGCCGCTTGCCGAACTCGGACATGGCGATGGGTTGCGCCTTGTACCGGGTGAAGAAGTCCATGACCTTGGGAGGGGTCGGGATGTGGTCGACGGGCACCCACGACGCCACGTTCATCTCGCCCCACGACGGACCCTTCGCCACCCACACGTCGAACAGGGTGAGCACCCAGCCTCGACGTCCGGCGAAGTGGCCCCGGACGTTGCCGGCGATGACGTCGTTGCCCCACACGTCGTACCCAGCCGGATACAGGGTCAGGCCGTTCCACTCCAACTTGGCCGACTGCAACCCGTAGTTGCACGTCACGGCCACGTCGTACTCGTCAGCGAGCAGCAGGCGGGTCAGCTGGTCGATCTGCTGGCCGTACCCGGTGCCGACGTAGGGCGCATTGCCCACCACATGGATCGGGCGGCTCACGCCTTGCCCCTTGTCTCGCGAGGTGCAGCAGCCTTGGCTGGCGCTTTGCGGGTGGGCGGCGATTCGATGAGCAGGTACCAGCGGCCGGCCATCTTGCCGACGACTTGGGTGACCTTGCCCTTGCCCTTCTCGACCGAGGCGACAGCGGCCTCGAGGTCGGCGACGTCTTGCCCGGGGTAGGACACGAGTGGCATGTGGCTCTCCTGCGTGGCTGGTCGTGACTAGAAATGGAGACTGCTGACCCGGCCGGACGCCACGAAACCGGCCGGGTCAGCGCTCCCTTGTGCCAGGGTCAGGCGGTGCCGCCCCGGTACAACTTGATGGCGTTGGCGTCCCGGAGGTCCGAGTCGGTGCGGAGAACCGCACGCCACGTCGCCAAGTCCGCACTGAAGGCGAAGTCGTCGCTCCGGTCGATGCGGATCGAGCCGGCGTCACGGATGACGAACCCTGCCTGGAAGTCGCCGAAGGCGACGCTGTTGGCGTTGACCGCCGTAGCGGCGATGTTCGGGTCGGTAACGACCGGGAACCCGAGCAGACGGTCGGGCTGACCGGCCTGCACTGAGGGCTGCCACAGGAAGTCGCCGCTGGTGTTCACCAGGTTGCGGATCTTCCCTGCCGTCGCATCCCGCATGAGGAAGGATGCGTTGGCCCGGTAGCCGGGATCGCCGAGGCTGTAGACGAGGTCGGTGAGGTTGGCAATGGTGGGCACGCCCGCCACGCCAGTCCCGCCGGTCACGCCGGTGCCGATGGAGGTCATGACGCCCTGCGGCTGGTTGGAGCCGGTGCCGGTTGCGTACGCAGCGCCGGTGACCCGACCGAGTGCACGGCCCATGTCCGCCGCAGCGAAGCCGACGATGTCGACGCCGCTGTCCTGGAGGAGCTCGGCGCTCATCTGCAACAGCTGGCCGAACTTCCAAGCGCCGAGGGTCACCTTGGCGAAGCTGGGATCAGCCTCGGCAATGGCGGTGCCTTCGCCGACGATGGCGGCGGTGCCGTGCGACGCAACCTTCGGGAGGTCCAGGTTCTCGCCACCCGTGGTGGTGATGACCTGAGCGATCTGGCGAACGCCAGAAACCGTCTCGAGGAAGTCATAGAGGGTGCGCTCGAAGGAAGTCGGAATGGTCGACCCACCAGCCGCAGCCACCGTCGTCAGGTCGCGCAGTTCCTTGACGCCGGCGCCTGCACGGATGGCACGCTTCTCAGCGGCCGCCTTGCGGATGTCGATGTCGATGAAACGGGCGCTGGTCTGGCCACGCAGGAAGGCGTCGACAGCGTCGACGACAGGCGCCTCGACCGGGCGGACGAGATCGGCGTACGCCTCACGGGCGATGTCGGTCTCACGCTCGGACTGGGCGCGTGCGGTGATGTCCTTGATCTGGACATCCTTGGCGTCAATGTCTGACCAGATGCGGTCAAGCTGGGCCTGCTCTTCGCCGTCCAGCTCACGCTTTTCATCAGTGGCCCGGGTCATCAGGGCCTTCGCCTCGTGCCACGCCTTCTGGCGGGCCTCGACGAGGGATTCGAGGTACTCGTGCATTTCAGGCTCTCCTAAGAGTCACGGTGTGGCGTGTCTATGGGTTGCCTGCTGGTATGCACGCAGCGCCTCGGGCGCCGGGTTAGGGACGGGCAGGTTATTTGGTCAAGCCGGCAGTCGCCGGTCAACCAGTTGAGTCAAATGGTAGGTCATGGCCGGGACAGAACCCGTCAACCCCTCACCACGCTCCTCATCGTCGCCGTCGTCGAGCTCGTCGACGTCGGCCTCAGCGGCGGGCGGCAGCGGGTCGTCAACGACCTCAACAGGTGCAGCCTCAACCTCATCGGCCTCGGCCTCGTCGCTGGTCGCTGTGGTCAGGACCCGCTGCTCATCAAGTTCGGCGAACAGTTGCGCCCGCACGTCCTCGTCGGCGAGGGCGGCGCGCAGGGCGGCCACCGTCGTCGGGTTTGCACCGAATGACACGATGCTCACGTCACCTCGGGACAGGTTCACCTCGGTGATGGTCCGGTCGAGGTAGTCGTCGCTCCACTCCTGCTTTGTGACCCGGAAGGCGAAACTCATTTCGTCCAGGTCGCCTCGGCGCATCTTCGGCAGGATGGCCTGCACGTCGGGGTCGCTGCGGTCCAGCTCGGCGCTGACCCGCAGGCCGACCTTGTCTTGGGTCAACTTGAGCGTGCCCGACTTGGTGCGGGCCAGCGGTAGGCCGGCGTGGTTGACGTTCAAGATGACGTCAGGGTTTTCGTCGAGCGTGCGGGTGAACGCCCCGGGGGCGATGCGTTCGGTGAACTCACCGAAACTGTCGCCGACGGTGTAGTCGGCGTTGAACACGGTGGCGTAGCCGCTGAACGTGAGGCTGTCCGAGTCGGCCGCCTCCCGCACCTCAATGTCGGATACGCCCCACTGGCGCACCTCTCGCACGTTGTTGAGTTCTGCGCGCTTCATGGGTCGACGCTCTCCTTGACTAGACGCCCGCTCGGATTCGATCTCCTCACGGATCAGGTTCTTCATGTAGTCCTCGCCACGGCTGCCGATGGCCAGCCACTTCATCTGTGCCACCACGCCGGCCAGCCGGAAGTTGTCCCGGTGCCGGGCGACCCACGCCTCACGCAGCTCGAGAGCGGCGACCTGGTCATCGGTGTCGGCTGCGCCACCCTGCTCGGCGATGCGGGTCAGGATCGTGTATTGGTCGTCGCCTTTGATGTTGCCGCCAGCGTCCCAGATGTCGGGGTGGTCGTTCTTGACCATCTCGGCGAAGCGCCGGTCGAACATCGGCCAGTCCGACGTTTGGAACGACGTCACGGCACGGCTCTCGCTGCGCTCATACTCGCCGCCCGGGTCGATGCCCTCGTCAAGTGACACGGCGACCATCTGAGCCACGGCTTCGTTCATGTTTTGGTGGCAGCCGATGGTCTCGATGGTGCCGTCGTCCTCGATGTAGATCGTCGCCCAGCCGTCGCAGTCGTCTTGCTCATTGCTGATGAAGTAGGGCATCAGGCTGCCCCGCCGTTGTTCAGGCCGGTGTCAACCATCGGCCCGAGGTCCTCGAGGTCACGCATCTCCTGGACGCTGAGCAGCGGTGCGCCGAGCAGGCCGTTAATCTCGGCGGCGATGCGGTACGAGTTGTACCGGCTGGTGAGGTCGCCACGCATGAGGCCGTTGACGTTGAACTTCAACGACTGGCCGGTGGGCAGCAGGGTGGAGAACCCACGCTCGACCCGAATGATCCAGCGCAGCAGGCTGTGACGCACCAGGTGGTGGCCACGCTGCTCAAGGTTCTGGTAGGTCAGCGTCGACCCGGCCACGGCGATGCCGAGCATCGACGGGTCGATGAGGAACATCTGCCCGGCGATCTGAGCGTCGGAGAACTGGCGAGACTCGAGGAACTGGGCCTGCTCGGGCGTGACGCTGATCGCCTGCCACGAGGTGTCGCCGGTGAGCACGAT